CACAGTCTTGCAATATATAAATTATGTAAACAATAGACCGATTGGCAGGGTTAAATATGCGCTAAACTAATTCCGCCAACAGGTTTGTTATACATTATAGTTCTTACCGCTCTTCTTCGCCACTCGCTTAACATCTGTAATCATGTCAAGTATCTTGCGTGCGTTGGCATTCATATTGATGTTTACCTCCGTGGCTGTCGGCTCAATGTCGTTTGTTATGTTCTGCATCGTCACTGGCTGTAACCTCCGCTCCGTAAAGGTAGGCGGCTGAAACTTGCCGTCAATCATGCCGAACAATCGGGCTTGCTGAAACTTGTTTAGTATCATCTCGCCGCTGTTCACTCGGGCAAACTTCTTGTCACCCGATGTAGAAGTACCGCCGATAACACCACCAGTGGCAAATCCCGAAACTGCTGCGAGTGCCGCAATAACTGCCGCCACACCTGCCGCAATCGCTACCAGGTTCAAAGGAAATGGCATTTTTGCACCGCTCGCCGTGGCATTTGCTACCGCTTCGCCGCTCTTGGCTGCCGTGTTGGCTGTAGCTGCTGCCGCTTCTCCTGCCGTTGCTGCTGCATCGGTAGTGGATGCCGCCGCATGTGCTGAGGTTGCAGCTGTGAGCATACCGAACAACTCCACAATACCCTGTATGCCCTCGGCAATGGAAATGAAGCCGTTAATAAGTCCCGTCACCTGCTGCCAGGCATCGCCGTTGCCCTCCAGCGCATCACTTAGGCCCTGAATGCCGTTGCCTACACCTTGGATGCTTCCCCAACCGCTTTTGATGTCGCCAAACACCTTGTCAAAACCCTTGCTGTCAAGTTCAATCTTTATAGGCTTCAATCCGATTTCTGCGAGTTGTCGGTTTATATCCTCAATCTCTTTCAGTGCCTCGTCCTTGCCAATAACTCCTATCTCGTAGTCGGTTTGTATGCGGCTTGCCTTATTCTGGGCGTTGCTGTGGCTCTGTCTCTTGTCGGCTGCACTTCCCTGCACGATGTATGTTGGTTCTGTCTCTGCCTTGATAGATACCTTACCCTTTGTAGTTTCGTCTATCTGCCGTTGTATGTCGTCTATCTTGGCATCGGCTTTCACCCTTGCATCTATTGTGGTGGCTTCCTCAAACTCCTGCTGTGCGTCGTGCAACTGTTCTTGCAGTTCCTCGATGTAGGTTTTGAAATGTACCTCTATCGGCTTAACGCCCAACTTTTCAAGCTGCTTGTTAATGTCGGCTATCTGCCTTTCGGCATCTTCCTTGCCGATAAGTCCTATTTCAAAGTCCTGCCTTATCCGGTCTATGTTGTGTTGTGCATTGGTTCGGCTCTGTCGTTTGTCGGCATCGCTTCCCTGCACAATGTATGTTGGTTCTGTCTCTGCCCCGATTGATACCTTACCCTTTGTAGCTTCGTCTATCTGCCGTTGTATGTCGGCTACCTTTGCATCGGCTTTTACCCTTGCATCTACGGTCATGGCGTTGCCCATTTCCTTTTGTGCCGCCGCCAACTGCGCCTGTAGTTCCTCTACGTGGGTTTTCGGTTCATCTTTCTTGTCGTCCTTGATGGTCGTTTTCTTCGGGGTGTCCTTGGTGTGTGGGGTAGTCGACGTACCAGCCGTAATAAAACTACGTGCCGTGTTCAGCCGTGTGGTGAGCTGCTTTTGTGTGTCACCAATCTGTCGGTTTACGGATTCAATTTCTTTATCTACTCTATTAATCTGTGTGTTTCCGGAAACATTCGTACCGTTGTACCTCTCCGCTCCAACCTTGGTAAATCTCCACTGCCCATCGCGGCCAACCTTGCCGTAACGATCGCTACGCCAACTCTCGGGCACGATGTCACCCTCTTTGGCGTGTCTGCCTCCCTGCTTGGCATCGTCGGCAATAGTCTTGGTGATCTTCTGCTTTTTATCAAGCAACTCAATTTGACGCTGATACAAAGCCGTGAGTTTTGCCGCATACGCTGCCGCCAATGCCCTTTGCTTGAATGCCTCCACCACTGCATCGGTCCTGCGGTTAAATATGTTCTCGGCTTCCGTCACGTTACCGATTTTCAGGCGCAATTCATTGAAAGCACTTTGGTTATCCTTTATCCACGCCATTTTCTGCTGCTCTGTGGATAATGCGCGCCAACCTGCTTTCAATTTCTCATATTTCGCCATGAGGTCGGCGTATGTGTTCTTTAGCGCACTGTCGTAGGCGGTTTTTATGTCGTCGGCTGCATCACCAAAGCCTTTCATGCTCTCGGCTGTGTCCTCTGCCTGGGTCTGCGCATCTGCCGACTTTGAGGTAAATGCCGCTATAACCTCAGTAAGCGCAACGATAGCCACGCCAACGCCTGTGGATATTAACAAACCCTGTATGGCAAGTTTCAGCGTTGTAGCACTCACCGCCGCACCGCGAAATGAAGCTGTCATTACTTGCACCAAAGCATTCATACGCACCGATGTAGCGTTCCATACCAGTGAAGCGGCATTCATTGCCATTGTGCGAACCTTGACAATAGCCTGTATCTTTGCAAGATTCTTCAAACCGCTAACCATTGCAGAAACGGCAATCACGGTATTGCCAATCTGTGCCGTAATGTTGAGTACCGGCATAACGCCACCCATCGTTGAGGCTATAGCGTCGCCCACTTCTGCAAACTTGTTTTTGAGTATCTGCAAACTTGCCGCTCCGCTGCTGCTCATAATGGAAAAAGCATCGTCTATAGTTCCGGCACTGCCTTTCATCGCTTCCACGTTCTCATTAAACTTGGCTGCGAGTTGTCCGGTGAGTGGCCCCAATGCTCTCAGGCTCTCGGCACTGCCGAATAACTTACCGTAGATTTCCTGCTCCAACATACCGCTCTTGCTGGCGTATGCCTTAACGTTCTTATCTAAGTCGGTGAGGAAATTACGCATACCTCCTGCCGCCTTGATAGCTGCCGCATCAAACTCGATGCCCATTTGCTGTGCCATCTTGCTTGCCTCGCTTGACGGCTTAACCAAAGCGGTAAAGATTGCCGCCATCTGGGTTGCAACCTCGTTGGTATTACCGCTCACGCCCGTAAGCGTTGCAAAGGTTGCCATAAGTTCGTCAATGCTTACACCCAAAGTGGCGGCACTGCCCGTAACTCTCGGTAGGGCTTGTGCAAGCTGCTCGAACGATGTTACACCATTCTTGGCTGTGAGCTGTATTTTATCCTGCACGTCGCCTGCCTTGTCCCACGACAAACCATAATTCTTGATAATGGTAGATGTAACCTTTACAGTCTCGCCCAGATCAGCGATACCGCCCACGGATGCCTTAGCCGATTTCTGCAAAAAGGCTATCCAGTTGTCTTCAGGCACGCCATTGCTGATAACCTGGTACAATCCGTTAGCGAGTTCGTCACGTACTACCGGAATGCTTTTTGATAACTCGGCTACCTGTCCTTTGAGTCTGGCAAAGTCCTCGCCGCTCTTTCCTGCCATCGTGTTAGCGGCGTTCATGGCTGCGCTGAAACTACGGCTTTCCTCGGTAACGCCGTTGAGTGCTCCCGAAATCTGCGAAATGGCATTGGTAACGTTATTAGCCGCCATTACCGCCTGGTTGAAATTAACCAAAGCCGCGTTTAGTTTTTGGCTACTCGTCTTGGCAGAATCAAGCACACGGCGCAACTCTTCCGCTGTAGAAGTAGCTGTAACCAACTGCTCTTTGCCGTCAACAACCAGTTTAACGTTAAATTTTATTTCTTTTGCCATATTTTCAGCGTATAAGTAACTAAGTAATCAATATTTTTTGTATCTTTGTGGCGAAGCATTCAAACTAAGCATTATGGAAAAGGATTATAAGAACATCAACTGCATACCAGAAGCCGCAACCAACGATGTAGCGAGTAAACCCGAAAACGAAATCAGGGCAGAACTTGTTAGTGTCGAAGTTGTAGGCGAGGATACGCCGCACAAGCATTCAAACAAATATGAGGCTTGGGGCGTAATAGCCTTGTTGTCTCTTGTTGTCTGGGTTATCTGCCTGACGTATTTTGCTTTCAATAACCAATCGGTCAACGGCTTGTTAGCCCTTGGCGGCTCTACCGCATTGTTCTTCCTGTCTATTGGGCAAATGGTGCTTACAAGTTCCGAAGAACTGAATGGCGAAGCTATTTAGCCGTTTCCCACTTTTCCCAACACTTCCTCAAAACGCTTTAACGCATCTTCCTTAGATACTGCCGGGGCCGCTTTCGTATGCTCCGGTTTTTTCTTCTCCCATGGAAAGGGTAGAAGTCCGTGGGGCGTTAGCCCTTTCTTTGCATACGGCTGTATGGTGATTGCCGCAAGCATACGCATACGTTCCCAACTGTCTTGATACTGCGCCGTCCGCTCCTCGCTGTACGCCTTGTATATGTGGCTGAACTCCTCGGGCGTGAGGGCGCAAAAATCATTGTAGGGCAAACCGATGTTGCCAACGGCTATGCCCAGAATGTCGAAGATGCCTAACTTTTTTTTTCGCCCTCCGTGTCGGTGTCCTCGGGTGCCTGGTCTGCCGTGGCGTTCACGGTGTCCGTCCACTTGTTGAGGTCTTCGGGCGTGAGGCTGTCGGCAAAGTCCATAAGCGACATATCGAACTTTACGCCATCGTGCTTACAGGCTGACGCCACGCAACAAAACAGATAGGCGCACATATCCGATAGGCTGTTGCCTAACTCCGTCACCTCCTTGCCGGTCTCTTTCTTAAAGCGAAGCATAGCCCCCATAGTCTGCCTACAGGGGTATGCCTTGCCGTTGATCATGATTTCAATCTTTGACATAAATCAACAATTAACTAATAGTTCAACAAATCAAACATTTATATTAAAAAACAATATGGCCTTTGTTTCATGTGGGCGTTACTTGCTCACTGCCTTGCCGGTGTCGGTTGCGTCGCTGTCGCATCCTTGCCCGGGTAGGTCTCAGGCTCGCCGTCGTTCTCCAAAGACACGCTGTAAGTAGCATCGTCCTGCGCCGGGCTTGTCTCCTCCAATGAGGCGATAACAAAGTTACCCTTTACATAAGGTGCCTTGTCACCACCTCGCTTGAATGCCTCAACCTCCACACTTGCGCCCTTGCCCCAAAGTGGTGCAATCTGCTCGTGTCCGTTCTCGGTCTCGCCATAGAAGCGCAAACCCTCGGCACTGATAGAGATTGACAAACCAGTCACTCCCTTGCCCTTCCAAAGTCCGCTGCTCTTGGCGGCATTCGCTTCAGGCTTGACGGCACGGTCTTTTGTCTCGCTGTTGAAAGTGAGGGTGTGGCTTGTACAATGTCCCACCGCCTTGCCTCCAACCTTAAGCAAAAGGTCACTACCATTGATATATCCAGTATCTTCCATAACTATAAAAAATAAATGGTTCTAAATTACTTAAATTCTGACTTGATAAACAAGCTGCTGCACAAAGGCATCATCCTCGTAGCCCTCTTCGCTGTCGGCAAGCGTACAACTGCGCATCTTTACGCCGTCGTGTTCTCCGCTTGCGTAGTCGAGTGCCTGGCGCACCGCCTCGGCAAGCTCCACGCCCTCGGCATATTTTGCCGTATAGCAAACCACCTCCATAGTCACGGTGTCGGCTCCCGGCATTCCCTGCTTAGTGGGATTGTGTGCCAATGCCGCACGGCGATATAATATATAAGGTAGTTGGGCGTTGTCTATCACGATGGGGAAAACCTTGTTTGTTCTCCGCTTCACTTCCTCGTTAGATAGAAGAATATCGCGAATAATGCTGCCCGCACTTAATGATGTCTTTTTCTGTGCCATAGCTATATGTTATAAAAGTCCCTGCTTTCTTGCCGCCTTTTCCACGTTGTTCTGCAAGTTGTTGAAAAGGTTGGTTTCCACGCTGTCGGCGGTCTGCTGCTCTGTCTTGGCGAGAAAAGCGTAACGCTTCATCTTGCCGCGGCTCCCACCGCCTCGTAGATATTGCCTTATTTTCTTGCCCGTGAACCTGCTTTTACCGAAAAACGATGAAATACGCCGTCCTACATGTCTTTGGCGTGTTCCGTCCTCTGCCCACATCAAAACAGGCTTTTCCATGTTCTGACGGTTAAGGTGGATGCCCTTGCGCCTACCATGTGGCTTAACGCTTACCATGAAGCCCAGGCCGTAGCGATCGGGGTAGGTACGCACATAGATGCCGCTCGAAAGACTGCGCTTTGTGCCACTGCCAATGCCGCTTTGTCCCAGATTGGAGACTGCTGCCTTTTTCAGGCGGTTGCCCTCCCTGCGCATGGCACTTCGCATAGCCTTGCGTTGGTCTTTCATGTCGAGTGCCTTGTAAACATCGGCAAACGGCTTGTTGATGTCGGTAACGGTTTCTTTCATCGTTCTGGCTGCATATACATTAAGAAAACAGTATTATTCGTTTACTCGTTCACAAACTAAAGTGTTCATACCTCTATCAATGTTAGGGATGATGGCAACAACCGTATAAAGGTAGCCACCTAACTGCTGCACTCTCCAGTTTTCTTTTACCGGGTGTGCGTCCCTCACATTAAATTCGGCTCGATAGTCGGGGAAATGTTCGCCCACTTCCTCGCTACGGTTTCCGCTCTGCTTCTTCCTCTCTGCCCATACGGTACGTATAGGCTCGTAGGTTGTCGCTTCCTCGCCGTAGTCGTTTGTTGTCGCCGTAGGCTTCAACAACTGCAAACGATATTTCATTTCTCCTGCTCTCATTCCGCTAATTTCCGATAGGGTTTAATTAAGGCTTGTAGCGAATCAGGCACGGCGTGCATCTGCACGTTACTCACACTTTCACGCTGATTGTACCAATGTGCGCCCAACATCATTATAGCGTGTTTTATGGGGGTAGGTACATCATGCCCATTACCCATCTGCGCCAATTCCTCTTGGGTTCTATTGGTCGCCGTGATAACTGCGCTTTCTGCGGTATCTAATAGATGCTGCAAATACTCGTCATCATCGGCGAAATCATCAGCCCTTACGTGCTTTTTGAAAAGTGCCAAACTCACTACTGCCATAACGTTATAACTTTATAAATTGTGATTACTTACTTAACCCTTGGCGCTTGCTGCCGCTGCCGGATCCTTAGACAACATGGCAAACGCCTCCTCACGCAATGTGGTAATAGCGTAGTCGGCATTGAGCACGAAGTCGATAGAGTTCTTACGCGCGAGTGTATAAGGATCGATGATGATTGACATTTCACCAAACAAGCCCTGTGGGGCATACTTGAATGAGCCGAACAATACCGAACCCTCAGCCACGTATGAGCTACAGAATACCGGTACACCCGAAATCTTGCCGTTCTCGTCAACGATAGCCTGGTTTGCACCGCTCCACTTTGGCGTACCCTCCAAAAGTGCCTTTGTGGTCTCTGTCATTACGTAGCAAAGACCCTCCGGCATGATGTTGGCACCCAAAACAATGCCCTTGAGTGCAAGAAGCTCGGCGAGGGTAGGTGCTTCACCCTTATAAGTCTTCTTGTTAGCTGCCTTGAGGTTGACGAATGGGCCTACAAGATTTGTAGCCTTTGCCACCTTTTCGGTGCTGAACATGATTTTGTTCATAAGGGCGGCCGCCGCAACTGGCATATACTGGGTACATACAAGCTGCAAAAGGTCGTCGGTCTCGTTGAGTGCTTCACGTGTGATAGGCACGGCTACACCCATACGCTCAGGCTTTGCAATAAGTTTTGTAACGTCAATCTTGGTATCACCCAGTTTTACGCCCTCATCATTGATGGTTGCCTCGAATGTCTCGATTACAGGCCACTGATAGTTGCCTTTCAGTCCGGTGAGCAATGGCGAACCGATTGCCGAAAGAATGGTCTTTGCATACAATGGTTCTACGATGTCGCCCATGGTGACCGGCGACGGATTGGTAGAACTGCCTGGGTTGAGATAACCCGAAGTATTGCCGCCAAAGTCAGAAGCCACGGCACGGCTGATCTTCAACTCAAAACGCTTGCCGTTCTTGATGCACTCGCGCATCTGCTTGTTAGCCTCCTCGATGTCCTCACGACGCATAACCTCAATAGTAGGGGTAGCCGCCTTGATCTTCATTTCGAGGATGTCCATTTCACGGTAAAGGGCTTTACGCTCTCCCTTTTCCGCATCGGTGAAGTCTTCGCGCTCCTTGTCGTTCTCCAGGCCCTGCGCAATTTCTACGAGGCGGTTCTTGATTACGTCCATGCGCTCGTAGGCTTCACGAAAATTAAACTTTTCCTTTTTCATCTGTCAATGATTAAAATTAGTAACTAAAAAACATATATATAGAAGCCGCCTCTACAGGTTGCGGCCAACACTTGCTATACGCTCACGCACCGCATTGATACGTTCACGCTTCTTGCTCTCGTCTATCTGCTTGGGCTTCGGCTGCTGCTCAAACTTGATGCCTGCCGCTTCTACCTCTCGTTTGCTTACGTCTGTCTGCTCATAGGCGGGGTCGGTGGTAATGGTGAAGTCGTAAACGTTGTCAATACGCTTCACGTGGCGCAAAAGAATATCCTCGCCGTCGTCGCCTTTCTCGTCCAGACGCTCGTAGCTCACGGCGTTCTCGCTGTCGCCCTCATCGGTGGAATAGATGAATGAGCACCCGGCAATATCACCACGGCTTACCAGTTCCAAAGCCTTGTCGCCGTCAACCGTGTGCGGCATTTCTGCCCAGAACTTCACGCCCACCTTGTCAACCTCGTAGTTTAAAGTACCATTGCCCTTGTTGCTTCGTGCCAAAACCAACTGGCGGTCGTGGAACATCGTAAGTTTGATGTCCTGCTTATCCAGCATCTCGCGTGTCACGCACCCAGGTTCCAGTACCTCGTAATAGTTGTTCCACCAATCGCATAAAAGACGGCTACGTACACCGAACTTCAGTGCATAGCCCTCAATCGTGCGGCTTTCCGCTCCGTCGGTAGCCTCACGAATGCGAAGCCCCGACACAATAGCTATTGTTCTTTTCTTTTTCATTCTCCGTTGTTTTTATCGTTGTTGTCATTTCCCTTTGCAGCTGCGCCCGATAGCTTTTCACTGCCCAACGGTGCAAGATTGGTAGAAAGATAAACCGTATCGCCTCCGTCGATGGTAGGTTGGTTTTCCATCCTGCGCCAATCGTTCACGGTGTAAATGCCGCTCTCGATCGTCTTTTTCTGATAATCGGCGAGTGACTGCAAATCCATTGAGTAAACGCCCCGGCGGTCAAACAGAAAACGGCGTTTGCAACACAAAGACCGCGGTATCAGCTTTCGGGTCAGTTCGCATTCTATACGCTTCAATATCGGGTTGAGCGTGTTGGAAAGAAAAGCCACGTTTGCCATTTCTGCACTTTTGTAGTTGCTGCTCGTATCATCGAACACGAAAGACGGGTGAACGCCAAAGAAACGGCATATCTCGCGCACCGTAAACTTTCGGCTCTCCAAAAACTGCATGTCAGTAGAAGAAAGCGAAATTTGCTTAAAGTCCACCTGCCCCGGCAAACTAACTATACGCTCGCCCCGGCTGAAACGGCTATCCACGCTTTCGGCGGTCTTCTCCAGTTCCTTGTCCTGGTACTCGCCAAATCCCGTAGTGGTCTTGTCGTTGCTGATAATGCCGCGAACACTGCCGCCATTGGTAAACCGGTTCTCCGTCTCCGCATCTCCTGCCGTGGCAATATCCATTGTGCGCCTTGCGTGGGTCAACACGCTTTCGCCCCTGCGCCCGTCTGAGGAATGCAAGTAAAGATGTATGATGTCCTTTTCCTCGAATGTGCCGAACACTCCATTATAGGCATCGGCTATGTAGTAGCGGCCGTTCAATGGGTCGTGGGTCACGGTGTGAGGTCGGCAAAGCACTAAGTCGGTCAACTCTCCCAGTACATAGCGTGGGTAAATGTAGGCATTTCCCTCAATGAGCATCAGGCGCACCGCCATCGTCCAGAAGTCAAACGCCGACATTTCGGGTTGAGGCTGCACGGTCAGAAGATAATGCAGATCACTTGCCGTGTCTTCCTGATAGCGTCCATCCCTGCACCGCATATACTGCAAACGTAGGCTCGCCACGCTCTCGCTTAGAAGCGTCACACACCGATATACCGCTGCAACCGTCATGGCATCACCGCCCCAGGCTGAAAACACCGCCACGCCGCCACCAGTCCTTACGGTGGTGGGGCGCGCGGTGCCGGCTGTGTCAGCACCTGTTGCCTCACGGCTGAAAAATCGTTTTATATTGTTCCAAAATGTTGCCATCCGTCGTTTCATACAAAACCGCCAAAGCTACGACAATTTGAATGCTGTCAACTATCTTACTGTTTTCGCTCCGGCGGTGTTCTGTCCTTTAATTATGAATAAAATCTCCGAGGCCCTCATGCCGAACGGCTAATGAGCCGCTACAAAAATACAATCGTATTTTGCAAAATCCAAATGCCGTTGGGTGCATCGTGGCGCACGTTGGTGCAACGTGGTAAAATTATTAGTTTTTTAAGAAAATAGTTTTTGGCTGTTAGGCTAAAAGGCACAAAAAAGCCGCATCGGGCGTTAACCCGACACGGCTAAAGATAACGCCCTAACGGCGTTTATATAAAGTGAACTTGAAAACGTAGCGTGTGAAATTCAATATTAAGCAAACTGCACTGTGCTTAGATCGTGCCCGAAAGCATGGATAGCGTTCATTATCTTCTTCACCGTCTTTGGCGACGGATTGCGACGCCCTGTAACGTAGTGGCTAAGCTGCTGTGGGTTTACACCCGTCAGACGTGACAAACCCGCCAATGAAAGCACCTTTGAGTAATAAGATAGAAACGAAGCCATGTCATAGACGTAGCACATTTCCACTTCCTCAAACGGCTCATTATGCCGTGCATACGATTTCTTTATGTCCTCGTAGCCACCTTCGAAATAACGTTTGGCCTCTTCCACGCTCTTGCCCGTACCTGTTACCAGATAACCCAAATCGTCGGCATCGCTGTAAATGCTATACGTTCCGTCTCCTGCACGCTCTATCACTGCATTAACTTTTCTCATTGTTGTATCTCCTTTGTATTTTCGTTTGTAAATCTGTTTTCAGAAAAAGGGGTGGGGCTTAAATAAGCCCTGCCGCCCTCTTGATGCTCCGTAACGTTCCGGTTGCCACTTCCTGCGAATGGTGGTGGCTCATTGGAAACCTTACTCCCGTCTTGGGGTTTATCCATAGCGGATGCCCCGCCTCTGTCTCGCCTGTGTCGTAACACCCGGCTTTCTTTACCAGTCTTTCAAGTTCGTTGTACTTCATTTTGTCTTTTGCTTTATTAAATTTCACGATGCAAAGATAATGATATTTATTTGAATATCAAAATAAATAGAGTAAAATGTTATTGATATTAATATCATTTAACGAAATAAGCCGCTACACCATTACGATGCAGCGGCTATGTATGTGGGTTATGGTAATGTCGGGATCGTGTCCCTATGGCTTGTTGGTCACTGTCTTTATGACGGCATCCTCTGTGAGCCATTCAAGCGGATACATGGCATCAAGCAAACCGTGTATTCTCAACTCGTAGTCGGGTGGCAGTTCCTCCAGCAACCATTTTACGTAGTCGCGTGTCTGCCTGATCGCATCACGGAACGTGTCGGCATTATATACCGGCATTCCGTCACGGTCTGTTATTACCAGACTTGTAACTTTCTTAGGCTTCTTGTATCTCATATCTGTGTCCTCCCTTGTTTTACTCGTCCGCGTCCTCAATCCAACAGTAGTTAAGAAGATACTCCAACGTGCCCTGCACGCTTCGCACCTTGCTCGCACTTACCTTCACATCCTCCGGCAAACCTGCCATGAGGTCGTTAATGAAATCGTACACCTCGGCGATGTTCTTCTTTAAATCCTCTGCATCAGTGTTTAAGTTGCTGCTTACTGAAATAGTGTCCTTGTGCTTCTTATCTGTAACTATCATATCTTATTCTCCTTTATTCATTAAGTTCATTAAATTGTCTGTATCCATTCCCATCATCACGCCCACGGCCTTTACAAAACGCTGCATAAGGTCGGTTGGGGTCTGTGGCATCATTGCCGCCGTCGGCTTGCCCTGCTGAGGCTGAGGCTTTGCCGCCTCGGTCGGTGTCGGTGGGGTGGTAGGGGCCTTTGGCTTGGTCTGCTGTGGTGCTTGGGTTGTCGCTACAGGCTTGCCGTGGTTCTTAGGTCCCTGTGCTCTGCGAAAAGCCTTGCGGACCTCACTCTGCATGTCCTTGTCTATGGTCGTACAATGCTTGCACATCACTTTGAACGCCTCCGCCGTAATGTAGTACACTACACCCGTCGGGCTTTCGTAGCCCTTGCCAAAGCCTCGGTTTACCGTTCTGCCACATCTGAAAATGACGCTACCAGGGCGCACGAAATATTTTTTCATACGCTGGATGCTCTCACAAACATAGCGGTGTTCACGCCCTTGCAGCTTTGCGAGTGTTAGCGACGAAACCACACGTCTGCCGTTGTAGTCCTCAATGATGATGCCGCCCGTCTGCTCGTTGGCTCCGGCTTGTGGCTCTGCCTGGCTCTTTCTGCTCTTGGCTAGCGACATAGCTGCCACGCGTGCATCTATCGCCGCCTCCTCTCGTTCCTCTCGCTCCAGAAGTTTCTCGTACTCCTCGGCTTCCTTTCTGTCGTGCTCCTCAATGGCTTTCGCCATCTGCTCGGCTCTTATCTTAGCCTCCATTTCGTTGAACGCCTTGATGTAAGCCTCTTTCCACTTCGCTGCCGTCTTTCCGGTAAAACCCATAACAAGAAACATGAAGCCATCACGGGTAATGTAATACATTGGCAACTGCTTTTTGATGTTGCCATTTTGGTAGGCGATTTTAGACGGCTCAAAATTGAGCTTTCTAAATTCTTCGCTGCAATCCAACGACTTAATGTCTCGCACTACGTTCTTGTGCTGCTTGCCGAAAACCTCCGCTACTCTCAAAGATGTAGTAACGGCATGCTCGTTTTCTACTGCTACCAAACTTAACTCTTGGTCGGTGGGTGCAACCTGCACCACTTCCGTTACCTGCTCTACAGGATTTTGATCTGATACGTTACTTGACATAACAATATGAATTTGACAAAAACGAAAAAACCGCGCTACGTGCTGTCAGGTCTCATATTGCCAGAACCCCGGGGCATTTCTGCTACCCGACACGGCGCGGCTATCTCTTTATATAGAAATATCCTATTATACTTACTATGGCATGGATACAAAAATAGCCGCTACGTTACGGTGAACGGCGGCAATATCTGTACCGCAATATGAAATTTGACACCGCAAAGATACATAAAAAAGTTTAAAGCACCAAAGATTTTCGGTAAAAAGTTACTTACTTATCCCAAATTTAACGTTTTGCAGCTCTATGGGGTGGGAAAAGGGCATGAAAAAGCCCCGATAGGCGGCAACCTATCGGGGCTATATCGTTGTTATACTATCGCCAATTATTAGGGCGACGCACCGTGTGCCCGTTCTTCAATGTGATTTCTTCGGGCAACATTGATTGAATGAAACGTGCCTTATATCTTTCAAGCCAAATTGTTTTGTCGCATTTGCTAACTAAAGCGTAAGATTTCTGCGTAGGCGGTATAAAAGCATAAACCGGATGTTCCGGGGCAAAGTTCTTGATAATCTCAACCGATGGTATCATATCGCTGTCTGCTGAAACGACAACCGTAATATCACACCGTTTACTAAACACATCTACAAGCATACCAGTAGCCACCCTCACGTCCGATTCCTTTTCCTCGAATGTGTCATTCTTGAAGCCACAATTTTGGCATTTGAATTTCTTTTTCTTGTATCTGCCCAGATGTAGCTTGAACTTTGGATTCTCCTGATTGGCACAAAAGAAATCATCTTGATTGTCGTAGGCTTGTTGGTCGTTAAGTGGACGTGCCGAATAATAATGCACCTCCACCAACTCCTGATCGGGTTGCATCATGTTTTCAAAAAACTTAACTACGTCAAGCCAATAAGCGCGACGCCACTTTTCCTTACCGTTCTTTAGGCCATAATAAAAGTTATAGCCGTCAACGTAAACTATTACTTTTTTCTTTTCCATTTGGTATAAAATAAATAAAGCCCCCTTTCGGAGGCTTAAACTTCGGTGTGTCTCACCCGAATGTGATATATTAAGTTGCATTTGAGCAACTAACCCAAGTATTCATCATACAAGGGGGAATTTCTTGTTTTGTGTTGCAAAGATACATAAAAAAGTTTAAAGCACCAAAGATTTTCGGTAAAAAGTTACTTAGTTACTTATATTTTTTGTATTTTTGCATTCAAATTACAAATTTTAAGTATAATAAGCATGAAAAAGCTATTATTCCTTTTATTCGCCGTAACGCTTTTTTGTTGCTGTTCTTCTGATGATGGTGGCAACAACCTTAACGGCTTTGAACTCTATGAGGGAACGTGGGGGCCTGTATCATATACGTTGAAAGGCAAAGTATATCCATGCAATCCCGAATATCCTAACATCAACAATATTGACCGCCTTGTGTTTCTCAGGGAGGAAGACGATAAAGTGATCATACGGTACGAATACTTCTACAATGGAGAATGGAAGCACCGCACCGACCAATCATTTATCTGGCGTAATGGCAAGTTCTACAAAATTAAACTTGTAGGCTCTTCAAATGTAGAAATGGGCGAACCATATACTGCCATAACAATAGATGGCGACTTTATGTATAACTCCGACTATGAGGGTGTGAAATTCAAGAAAGTGCGATAAAACAAACATAAGCCCCGATAGGTTGCTGCCTATCGGGGCTATATCTTAGTATTGGCAATAAAAAGTACAACCCTTGAAAGGTCTATTGTTTTTTATTGTTGATAAATATAGATGCGATGCTTGCAACGGCGGCGAGACCAAAGACTCCAGCAAACCACGCACGATCAAGATAGAGAGCATAGGCCGCAAGACCCATTGTAACAACAATAGCCAAAAATGCGAAAAACATTCCCCACCAATTCATTCGTCCCACCTTATGCTCATTGTAGTTAAGTATCTTCAGCTTTTTCTCATCTTGTTTGTGGCGGTGCTGTTGTTCACGCTCCGATGATTTAATGAGAAAATCAACTATTTTAGGGTCGATTTTCTGATACTCCGCTAACTCTTGTGGTGCTGGCAGTATGTTGTCGTCAACCGAAACGGTCTGCTCAATCTGGTTGCCCACGGCATCGCCATTGGCAATGTTGGTTCCTTTAATTGAATATGATTGCTTAGCCATTACTTAATTTTAAATTTTCAAATGCCCTGCGCACGTCGTGCGCCACGTTGTCACGGTCTTTTCTGAGGTTCTCCATATCGGTGCGCCGATTTGATTGCGTCGAGAAAAACTCATGCTTTAATGCCTCTATTTCGGGTGAATTCTCCTTGTATTTGTTAGAAGAAGCACTGCGCAAAACGGAAACTCCATTCTTGACGAAGTGGGTAATATCGTTGATGATGCACATAATTTTAGCCTCCTTTTTAGATGTATTTATTTTGTATTATTTTTGCGAATATTCTGTTACTTGTTTTTGTCTAAGTACATTTTCTCCGCTGCAAAGATAATGAATTTCCACGAAATATCGCCTTTTTCTCTTAGTTAGTTTCTTACTTATATGAATATTTAACACAATATGCCCTATAACCGCCGTAAAACTGCCCATTACCCATAGGATAACCGCCCATTACCATACGGATAATGGGCAATAACCCTACGAATAACCCTACGAATAACGCTACGGCTCACCCAGGGCATCCACTATCAGGCGCACTTGTGCCGGTGTAAAACTGCGGCTGCGCTCTGTGTAACCAATGGCGGCAAGCTGCTCCATAAGCCCGGGGTATAGGTGCATCCATCGGCGGAATTTCTTCCACGCCGATTCGGGCATGATGCAATTACAGTACTTTGCCGCAAGTTCCATGCGGCCGTACTCCCTTATCTTGAAATTATCTTTGTTCTGTTCCATGGGTGCAAAAGTAAGGAAAACAAACGTGAAAATACAATTAATCGCTGCCTACAACAGACGGTAACAGGACACAACGGCACGCATCCGGATTCTTGCCAAAAATGGCTGCTATCTTTGTGGCGGCAATAGTGCCAAACAACCTTTTAAACGCAAAAAGTATGATACGTTACAAGAAGTACAAAAGCAATCAGACGGGCGTAACCAAAAACAAGTGGTACGGCCGTGCCGTTACCGAACTTATGGAGTTTGAGGAATTCGTAAAGCACATGGCAAACCATCACTGCGTGTTCGGTGAGTCCACAATCCGCGGCGTGCTGATCGAGATGCAGATTTGTATGCGTGAGCTGCTGTTGGAAGGCAAGGCGGTACGCCTCGACGACCTCGGCATCTTCCGCATTGGCCTGGAAACCTCAGCGGCTACCACCGCCAAGGAGTTTACCGCCGACAACATCAAGGCTGTACGCCTTAACCTCTATCTCGGCAAACGTTTCCGTGCTGCGGACCTCTACAAAGATGCCAAGTTCCGTGAGGCTGGCAAGTATGATGGCGGCGGCGACGATGGCGGCGAGACTGCCGGTACCCACGATGAGGGTAGCAACACCAATGGCGGCAATTCGTCAGGTAACGGCGACACCAGTGGCGGCAATATGTTGGACGGCGGCTCTACCGATGATTCAAACTATGTTGAGATAGAGTAATGGCTTTTTAGTCAGTGGCGAAATATCGTCAATAATGCCGTTTTTAGGCGTTTTGGCGGCATTTCGCCACTTTTCCGTATAGTTTTACCTCTCGTAGGTATAAAGTAGCCCTAACGTCATTAAAAGCGTTATCGCCCCATCTATCTTGCGGTATTGTGACACTTTGAGCGGCTTTTTGTTCTCCAGATTGTCGGTATCTATCACGCAATTTTCCAAACAGAAAGCATTTATAGGATTGTCGTTAAACTCTATCTTTACCGGATCACTCCATGCAAGCATCTCAAAACTTTCGACTGGTAGGTTAAAGTTTCCGTAGGTCTGACTAAATGGGGTTAGCACGTTCCTCGCTCCGACTGACTTTAAGATACTCGTTAGCTCCTGCGCCTTGTAAGCATCATAGCCGATACGGATAATATTAACCAACTTACTGCGCCTTAATATATCCTCGGTAATCATCGCTGTGTCTATCTTCTGCCCTTTGCAGAAAATAAGATACCCTTTTTCGTTCCAAAGCCTATAAAGCTGCTCGTTGGGATGCCCTTTTAACGCTCCCTCCGGAAAATAGTAATCAGTATGTGTGTAAAACTTCTTATTGCCCGATAGGTACACGGTATAAGATACTGCGCTGAAATCATCATGCACCGACAAATCAAACGCCACGGCACAATCTGGGCGGCCCTGCACCTGATCTATACAGAAATTGCCCAATAATTCTTTTGCCTTTTCGTGGGTAAACCACGTTTTTTCGTCGTTTATCGTGAAAATATTAAGCAATTTCGTGCGAAAAGCCAACATATTTTCGGCTGATAACTGGGCGGTCTGATACTCATTTTCGTAGTAGTCCGGTTGCACCGTGATACCCAAATGTGGCTGCACCTTTGCCCACGTCTCCGGGCTGTCCTCTGCATCGTCCACATCAGGCATGAAGATAGATGCAAACATGGTGTCGCTTTCTGCCTCACCTCGTAGTACCGCCATCACTCCGTCAAGTTCGTGGGCAAATGGGCCATCTACCACATCGCTTGCCGTGGTGATAATGATTGTTAGCGGCTCACGCCTTGGCCCCATTGATGTTGTCAATACGTTTTTGAGGTCTGCGCCGTTCTTGCCTGCCGTGTTTCGGGCTTGGGCGTACTCGTCCATTATCACCAATGAAGCAAACAAACCATCTTTGGTTTTGGCGTTGGCGGTCAAACATTGTATGAGGCTATCACGTCCACGGTCTTTGAAAGTAATCTTTTCACGATTAACCCTAAAGTGCTTTTCCTTTGGGTCAATATCAAACATGATGTTTCGTATCTCATCAAAGCATATTTTAGCCTGATCGTAGCTATTTGCGCCTACGTATGCCTGGGCGTTGTTATCACCGAAAAGCATATCATAAACCGCCAAAGCTGCGCACGATGTCGTTTTACTGAACTTTCGGGGCACGAATAGGTAGGCGGTACGTATCAGTCTGCGCCCATCGTCTCGGGCAAAGCCATAGATATTGGCAAACTGGTAGGCCTGCACCGGGGTTAGCTTATAGCGTGTGCGCCCTCGGATGCCACTAAACCGCAAAGCCTCGTAGAACTTGAAAAAACGCTTTACTCGCTTGGGCTTCCAATCGTACTTATCAAGCATCTGCAAAAAGCGTCTTACTCCCAATATCTCATACAGGTTGTGTGCGTCTGGGTGGTCTATCACTCCAAACACATAATCGCCGATACGCTTATCTGTTTCGATAAGCGCACGGCGGTAGCGGTCGGCGTATGTACTGCGCCCCTGCCGCAACTGCTCCGATACCTCGGCTTTCAGTTGTCGAAATCTTTCTTTTTCTTCCTCTGTCATTCGTCACCCTCCTGCATCGCTGCCATAAAGTCGTTAAAACTATCGTTGTCGCTCTTTCGTTCCTTGCTCTCGGTGTTCATGCCCAAAGCCCTTAACGCTTTCTGTCCCTGCTGCAACAACTCGATATATAGCTTTTCTTTCGGGTCGATCGTCTTGCGTTCGTTACCCTCTCGGCTGTACTCCACGTTTACGGCCTGGTGTCCGTCTGCCATGATCTCATCGCCCAAAATGTCGGCACGTACCAACAACTTAGCTGTAATATCCACTTGGTATGTAAGTTCGGCGGTATATTTGCCTTGCTTCTTTAGCAACTTCACGATATACGCTTTCTTACTCTTAATCTTGGCGGCTATCTTCTTGTTGTCTTCCTCTGTGGATGGCTCCGGCAAAGTCTGGCTAACTGGCAATGGGTCGGCGGTCTTCGGCTGCGCCTTATCGCTGTAACCTCGCTTCTTGCCCTTGGTCTTCAGGTAGAAGATAATAGCCGTTGTGTCGTTAGCATTTATCGACTGCATCAACTTGCTTTCGACAAAATCTACCTGCGTCTCGGTGATCTCGTCCACTTTCTCCTTAAACTCTGGGTCTGCGTTGTACCATCGGTAATAAGTACTGCGCCCTATGCCTATCGCCTCGCACGCTGTGGCTATGATGCCGTAGCCCTGCGCCAAAGCCTCCAAAAACTTTTGTTTCTTTTCTTCCATGCTGCGTTACTTTTCAAATGAGCGGATGCCGTCGAAGTAGTCTTTGTAAAACTCAAACAGTCCCTTATCAACTGTTATACTTCCCTGCTCCGTTCTTGGGTTAGTGTTAATGTTTGCGCTTGTTTGTATGCCGAAATAAAAGCCCTCATCGTAGTTGCACCCTGCGTATATCTTGCTGTGGTTCTTGAATACTGCGGCACGTCCTGCCTCTGGGTGGTCCTGATAGAACTTTTGTACCATCTGCCATTCAATCTTATAGCTGCCCGGGAATATCTCGCCCAAATACATATCAAGTTTCTTAATGCGCCCTTGCTCGTACCATTGCCGTACCCGCAAAATATCCTCTGCCGCCATGCACCATGTAGATAACAAACAATAGTCCAAATCATGCTGATTAAGCACCACTTTCAGGTAACTAAGGCTATCCACGTCCCCGGCGGTGATAAAATTGTAGGTGGTATGGTCTTGCAGTTTGACGTACTGCATTGCCTCCAATAACTTGACCTCACTAAATGCCCGGCGGTACTCGTAGCGTTGCGATAACTCGGTACACTCCTTTGTACGTCTGTGCGCTCGCTTTGCCTGGGCGGTTGTCTCGGCTGTGGTTTCTTCCGGCTCCACCTCATCGGGTGGGGGGGCTTGGGTCTGACCTGCTCCAAAGCTGCCAAATCCAAAGCCTGTGCCATCTTGGTTTCCAAACTTCATAAATATTGCTTTTTATTATTAACCTACACACGTGGGCGTTTTTATATCGTGCCAACTATGCCGGGGCTTTGCATCTGGGCAAAATCCCCCACGGCCCAAAAATCGGCTCACGTGTGGAAAAGGGGGTTGGTGAGGTTTAACCGGGGGTGTACCCCATTTAAAAAATAGGCCCCCGGGTCTCACCTTGCAACCTCATTTCAAAAATTTATTCACAAATCTTTTCAGGTGCTCTTTGGCTCGGTTCTTTGCTTGAACTTTGCCACACCTGCCCATATCCGTATGTACCTTAACGTGGCACTCGTGGCATAGGGCTTTGAGGTTAAAGTAATCAAACATCAGGCGTTCTTTTTCCTGCCTTGTTAGTCCATCCTCAACCGGGATAACGTGGTGTACCTCGGTGGCTGCTGCCACTCTGCCCAATTCCTCGCACCTCTCACATAGTGGCGTATCATTGAGTTTATCACGTCTCAATCGTAGCCACTTGGCCGTATGTATCAGCCTTATATAGTCTTTATCCTTTGCCATATTCTAATATTCATCTTTGATAGTTATTGTTGCATGATACTTCCTTACAAGATAGTTGAGGCCATCCAACAAAGATTGCTGTACGCCCTGCTTACCACTTAATGCCGTGTTAGCTCTTTCATCTACGGTGTTGGCACAAATCAACTTATACACCTGTACTGGGTACTGCTGCCCCTGTCGGTGTAATCGTGCGTTGGCTTGTTGGTATAACTCCAGATTCCAACCTGTGCCAAACCATACGATATAGTGCCCACCTTGCTGCATATTCAAGCCAAACGCCGTGCTCATCGGGTGGGCTAATAGTACGTCTATCTTTCCGGCGTTCCATTCTTTCAACTCCTTTTCGCCCTCGTATGATTTAACGATATAGCCTTTCAGTTTCTTTGTGATACGTGTTACATCATGCTTGAACTGATAGAAGACTAACACATGATTACCGTTTGCAGCTTCCACAATCTCGGCTAACTTATCCAACTTCTCATCGTGTATTTCGTGTACGTCCTTGGCCTCATCGTATATTGCACCATTGGCAAACTGGCTTAACTTATTCATCAGCCCGGCGGCACTATTCGCTAAGATATTGGCATTTTCTCCGGTATGCAATTCGGTAAACTCCAAAACCTTTTCTTTCTCAAACTTGTTGTATGCCTCCATCACCTTTGGCGACAAAGTAAGTTTGGTTTCGTGGGTGATCATGTCCGGCAACTGCAAATAGTCCTTTGCTTGCATAGATAGGCAAATATCAGAAATCTTGTTTTTGATGATGTCCTCACACCCCTTTTTGATGTCGCAACGTACTACTATATCGTTATGCTTGTGGGTATCAAAGTAGGTGTCACGATACTTCGTTACGCTCTTGCCCAAACGCTCGCCCATGTCTATACAGTACATTTGTGCCCATAGGTCTATCAATCCGTTAGGTGCTGGCGTTCCTGTAAGTCCGATAACTCGACTAACCGTTGGTATGGCTGTACGCATCGCCTTAAATCGGTTTGACTTGGGAGATTTGAAACTCGTTAGCTCATCAATCACCAACACATCAAATGGCAACTGACCGCCATACTTACCAACTAACCAAACAAAGCTGTCACGTCCGATAACGTAGATGTCGGCTTTAGATGCCAATGCCAAATTACGCTTCTTCTCTGTACCCATCACCTTTGCCACTTTTAGGCTTTGCAAATGATTCCACTTTTCTGCCTCGGTAGTCCATGTCGTTTCAGCTACCTTTTTCGGTGCTACCACCAAAGTACGGCTAACCTCGCAATCATCCATTAATTGTTGTATGGCTGTAAGTGTGCTTACCGTCTTACCTAAACCCATATCCAGAAACAAACCGCATCGTGGGTGGTCCAATATCCACTGCATCGCTGTTTTCTGATATTCGTATGGTCTGTATTTCATTGCTCTGCCCTCCAAACTTTAATTAATTCGTCGATCGTCTGTTTGTTGTCGATTGTATAGACTTCGTGACCCATACTTACCAACTCATTTTGTCTTATGGTTTGTATCTTCGTTGGTTTCTTGCCTTTACTTTTCAACTCCACCCAAACAACCTTACCACCATGTAGGCATACCACTCTATCAGGATAACCCACCATGTTTGCATTTGAGTATTTTAGGCAAAGGCCTCCAATGGCTTTCACCTCTTGCACCAAATATTTTTCTATCGCCTTTTCCGATACCTCGGCGTGGCGTGTTATTGCTTCTAACTTCTTCATTCTATCTTATGCCGTTTGTAAACATTCTACTTTCAACATTCTATACATATATACTTAATACCCCTTTATACGTATATTTATAGTATATAACTATATATTACTACTTATACTATATTTTATGTTTATTATGTTTACATATATAGTTAAGTATTGATAATCAGCCTTTTAGGTGTAAACAAAGTGTGTAAACAAAGCTGTAAACAAAATAAATTGTTTACGCATTTTGCGATATTTGCTTTTTGCTGCTTTGCTTGTAAACAAACCCTGTAAACATCACTTTGTTTACATATTCCTACGCCCGATTGATGCCTTAAAGGTCGCTTTCGTCGTCGTCTGTTGGTCTGCTAAACCCTCGCTGTGTCCCATATATCGGAAATCTTGCAGACGATAGTTTTAACCAACCAATTTCGCCCAACACCTTATTAACCTTTCTTGCTTCGTACTTGTAATCTTTGCTGCCAACGTCTCGCCCTAACACCTCGCAAAGAAACTCGGCGGCACATACTTTGGTACGTGTTTCCGTTCCTACCTCATCCAGTGGGTCGGGGTTCTTAATGTATGCACGTCGGCGGTTTAAGTCCCATGTACTCCAGTCGGTCGGCAACTTCATATCTAAGTATGCCTGTATCATTCCCGGTAATGGGTCTTCCTGATTATCGTTAAACTCACCCTGACGCTTTCGGGCTTCCGCTTCCAATGCTTCACTAAGGTATAACTTTTCGCCATCCTTATAGCGTTGCACGGCTTCGGCCCATAATTGGTTACGGTCTGCCTCGATCGCTTGGCGTGGGTCTCCATGCTTACGTAGTTCTGGGTTTACACTCATTACCCAAAAACGGCGGTTTCCGGTCTCACCCTTTAAAAAATATGTTTCGTTGGTCGTACCGCAAAAAACGCATTGTCTCGGGTGGGATTCCATCACACTACCATACGCCGGGCGGTACATATCATTCTGACGGCTTATGTAGGCTTTCACCTGCTCAACGTCTGACCGCTTGATACTGCCCAACTCCGGTAACTCGATAACCCAACCGTTCCGGGCTTGCTCCATACCTTTTGTACCCTCCATCGTTACCAAACTATCGCTAAACCAATCGCCGCCCATCACATTGAAAAGCGTCGATTTACCGATACCCTCGGCTCCGGCGATAATCAGGCAATAATCATACTTGCACCCTGGGTTCATCACTCTTGCTACTGCTGCCGTAAAGTGCTTACGTGTCATAGCTCTGTTTAGCTCATTATCTTCTGCACCTACGTAGTCGATAATTAGACGGTCTAAGCGTGGCACACCGTCCCATGTAAGACTATTGAGGTAATCACGTATTGGGTGTACTCTGTGACGTGTAACGACTGCCACTAAAGCATCTTTGATTTTGTCCTTTCCAGTTACTCCGTACTTCTCATCTAAGTAGATTCTTAGATTTGCATCATCAGTATTACCCCATTGTGTCGCCTCGGCGTTCCACGGCAAACCACCTGTTATGTAGTTAAACCCATTAAACAGATTTTGCCATATATGGTTTTTCAACCTTGGGTCGTTCTCCAGAATAGCAATAATATTGCTTGCCGTTGATTTAATGCTGCCTTTCTTGTCAAAGTCTAATTCAGCCATCCACTTGTCGGCGGTTTCAGATACTGCGCTGTCTCCGGCTTCCTCTGCTTCGATGTCGGCAAAATCATCATTGGCCTGGCCCTGTCGTTCCTTTGTAAGTAAGATTCTAACCTTTTTGTCCTTGGCTACAAAATCCTGCATTTTCAGGTACGACGGCAAACGTGTGTTGTCTGTTATCTTCGTGCCCTCATCCTGCACACCATATAAATGTATTCGGCAAAGGTCGAAAGCATTGCAAAGCTGCTTACTCGCCGGGTCTGTTTCGTGGTTGCTGTACGCAAACTTACCCTCATAGCAAACCAAACCTGCCGCCACACTACCATTAATGTAGGTATATCGCCCATCGTGGGCGGTCTTCTCGTACACATCAGGTAGAAACGTGTCGATTGCATCCTCTATTGAATAGGCACGGCAAAAAGCACCAATTAAGCCGGGCTTTTCGGTTGGATCACCAACCTTTTTCAATTCGTGTACGATGATGTCACCCTCTCGGCTCGACACTGGCCAAAGTGCCACATCTTTATAGTCGTGGTACTGCTTTAGGAACTCATCAACGTTGCACGCCTTTCCGTCTTGGTATTCAAACACATATTCGCCGTCTCTGCTTGTAGATGGATAATAAAACAATCTCGCTAATTGATAGGTGGTATCGTCGAATACCTCAATATTAAGTTTGCTTGCTATCATCCTGCAAAGCGGCTCGTATTCATCCGGGCGTACCTGACGGCTCAATGGGAACACCAAACGATAGCGTGGGTTTTCCGGCGTGTGCTTGTGTGTGCTGTAAAGCATCGCCGCAAAGTCAAAGTTTAACGTGAACTCATCCCAAAGGTCGGGTGTACCGTAGTCAATATCAAGCGTGGCAATACTTCGCCACATCACGTTAGCGGTCTTTCGTGTTCCACCTGATAGGTAGCCACCGACAAAACCGCCCACGTCCTTGATACTGCTTTGTTCTTCCCTGCTCATCTTGGCGTACTCGCTTACGCTTTCCGTGGTCCGTTTTGTTTCGCTGCATCGTTCTACCAACTTCGCCCATGTGGTCGCTTTGTTCTTCCACTTCTTAGCTATACGACTATGGGCTGTTGCTATGTCGATTTGGAAATCATTGTTTAACTTTATTTGTGCCATACGTCAATCTTTCTAAAGATTCATACGATAACTTATCTAAGATGTCTTTAAAGTACTTAGCATCTTCCTCGTTGCTCGCCTTGATAGTTACAGGGCGCACACCGATTTTGCCTATTGGTGGGTGTACCACTAATTCAAATGGTCGTGGTTCATCGTCCAACTGCTCAAAAAGGTATTTAAGGTTGCTTGCCTTAATAACCTTAAACCTTATGTATTTGAAATCTTCTGCCATATTGTTTTACTTTTTAAGATGATCGGTATTTTGGTTTATAAATCGTCGAACAAATTACCCTGTAATTTATGCTCACAATACCAATGTTTAATGCCCTGCTTAGAAGTCCACCAATTAAAAACCTCCTCGTCTGTTAGGTCTGTATAACGATTCATATAGCCGTTTTCTCTTAATCGACGTATGGTACGCAATATTAAAGCCTTGTAGCGTGGATAGGTCCCCCCTTGTTTTATAATTTCCTTTTGGCTTGCCATCGGGCAAAACAAACACCCGATACGCTGCCAACCTTTATCGTATAACTCGCAATGTTCTACTTTAACGACTTCATTAAGAAAGTACCAAACATCTTCTCTCGTCCAATCTATGATAGGGTTTATCACGATTTTGTCTTTGCCCTTAACACACTGCACGCCCTCTACTTCTTGGCTTCGTGTGAATTGGTCTAACTGCTCAAAGCTGCCACTAAATCGGTCTGTCTTCTTTGCCCTGATAATTTCGGCTTCGTTTCTGTGGCTGCGCTGTACGGATTCCTCACGCCTAACGCCTGTAAGTGTAACTGTCCCGGCTCCCTTGGTTTCTTTCAGTACGGCGCAACAAAAGCGCATTAATCGAGTTGGCAAAGCCTTACTTTTGATGCAAAGTTGGGCAAAGGTTAGTTTAGGTCTATCTATTGCAACATCAGGATATTTGTTACGGATAAACATAACTAACTCTGGTGGGTCTAAAGTCGTGAGGCTATAATGAGCGTCAAACTTTACACCTGCTAATACTGCCACGTGGTAAAGGCTCTGGCTATCTTTGCCCCCACTAAATGCCAAATAAAACCCCTTATCTGAATAACGCAAAGCCAACTTTTCCGACTTCTGTAATAACTCGATACTGTGTTGCAACTTTTTGTCAAAGTTAAGGGGTTTTCTCTTTTGATACGCTGTACTGTTCATAACTAATTAAACCAAATCTTAAAATACCGCCAATCTATGCAACCGGGGCACTGTTCGCAAACTTCACACTCCGATATTTTACAAACTCCGTAGCCGGGTTTGTCTTCATCAGGATCGTATGATAGGCACGTTTTGCAGTACATCTTTTTCATAATTGACGGTATATGTGAATAATGGCACGGCTTTCGCCGTGCTTAAAGGTTAAAGACTAAGAAATTAAGAATTAAACGATAAATGCTGACACTGCCCTAACTCTGTACGCGCTGCTGGCCTTAGCGAACCAATTGGTCGTACTACCGTCGTTGAGGTGCAGATACCATGCGAGGGTAGCACTGCCCTCGGTAGAAGTCCAATACCAACGGCCTTGCAGTTTATCGCCCTTGGCAAACTCCAAAGCCGCATTGATAGCCTTTTTGTTGATAAAGATACGGTACAACTCGCCTAAAGATGGTATGTACCAATCATCAGCTAACTTTATCTGTGGATTCAGGATGCTACGCAAATGGTTGGTGTTTCTTGCTCCGTCCATGTCTGCTACTGCATCGTCGTAGTTGTCTGTATAGTAGGCTTGGTCGTTTTCTTCGTTGCCATTGCTCTTTGTTGTTAGTGTGATACCATCGCCGTTAGCTTCATCGTGCAAAGCTATCTTAATGCCAAAGCTACCCATCTTCAAACCGATAGCCACTACCTCGCTATCCATGTTGTCGTTTTTGGTGTACTCCAGTTCAAACAAAGTTGCTTTGCCGTCGGCGTGTACCAAATAGATGCCGTCCTCTATGCCGGATTTTGGTAACTGCGCCTGTACTGTCTTTTCGTCCTTACCCATTACAAAGGTGTTGGCTTTCTCCGCATCCTCCACGTTGCCACACCATTGCAATAATTCGTATCTGAATTGCTGCACGTCTGATAGTGCCTTACTTGTCTGTATCTCCATTTTTGTATATGCTTTATATTGTTTAACTAATCTTCTTTGTACCACGCCCACGCTGCAAATTTCGCCTCTGCTACTATCTCATCGGTAATAAGCGGCTCGATTTGGCTTGCATACGCCCACATGATAGGTAACTGTGGTTCCTGGGTTTCGGCTTTGCCCCAATCACATTCAGCCGGAACGACGTTACTATGGTGAAATGTCACCAATCGGCAAAGCGGATATTTTCGCTTACCAACTTTGAAAAGTAGATATATTGGCACATTCTTTTTAGGGGCTTCCGTCGCCTTATGCCATTCTACCTTAATGTCTATTGTCTTGCTTTTTGCCATATTGCTTTATTGTTTAATCTTTCAAATAGTATGGGGTGGTGTACCCTGCACCTTTGAGCGGCAAATCTTTGCACCACGGTATAGGCTCACTAAACAAAGCCTCAACCATCGGTAACGTCTGGTCTTTCGTAGCCTCAACGATGATTTCATCGTGTATATGGAAAACTACGTTTAACCCTCGCTGCTCGGCTCTAAGTATCACACAACCTAATATGTCACGTGCCGTAGCCTGTACGATGTTCTCGGTTAGCTTACCGCCGTAGGTTCTCAATTTTCCCCACTTCTTCGTTTTTTGGTTCAAGCCCTCATACTCGATAATTTCGTGGTCGCCTCGCCAACCGTCGTTTGTTTCGATTCCAACCTCTGTACGTGGGTAACAAATAGTCCTGCCACTTGGTAGGGTAATTAGTAACATACCCCAACGATAACCGATTACGATACCTTGTTGTATTGTTATGCTTCGCCCTGTCTTAATGGCTGTGATAGCTGCCTTTTCGACGGTACGCCATAACTTAACGATATGTGGGTTACTGTCTCGCCACTTGTTTACGATGTCTTTTTCCTCGGATTCAGTTAAACCTAACTTCTTACCGCCCATCGCTTCCAATGCCGATACACCGCCGCCGTAACCCAAACCCAAAACGGCTACTTTGCCTTTCGGTCTCAAATCTCCGTTGGGGCCGTGCTTTTTGACTGGTACACCAAACATCTTGCTTGCAGTCTCACAATAGATGTCGTGCCCTTGCCTGAAAGCGTCCAATACCCATGTTTCCCCGGCTATCCATGCTATCACACGTGCCTCGATCGCTGAAAAGTCGCATACGTGGAACGTGCAACCGGGCTTGGCTATGAAAGCGGTACGTATCAACTCGCTAAGTACTTGGGTAACGTTTCCGTAGTTCATTTCAAACTCTTCCAAATCACCCTGCTTTACCAAATAGCGTGCATCATCCAGACTTTCCAAATGGTTTTGTGGTAGGTTTTGCAACTGCACCAAACGCCCTGCCCATCTGCCTGTACGTGCTGCACCGCAAAACTGCAACAAACCATGTACTCGACTATCCTTGCAGACACATTTTTGCATAGTTGTGTACTTCTTGTTAGAAGTCTTCCCCATTTCCCTACGCAAAGCCAAAACTTTCTGCACCTTGGGCCAATACTTAAACTGCACCTCGTAGTCGTCCAAATTCTTTTTGTTGAGGCTATCAATAGTAAACCCGGTGTTCTCGGATATGTATTGTTTAATCTGTCCGGGGCTGTTCGGGTTACTCATGCCTGTAAGTTTTAGGGCTTCTGCAAATAGCTCATCTTTGTATAGCTCATCAAATCGGGCGGCATTGTTTACCAATACTTGGTCTATCATTACGCCACGGTCGTTAATGTGTTGGTCGGCCACGTACAAATCTTCGTCAAACTCTGGTGCTTCTAATCTCCTAACTTTTTTTAAGATGGCTTGCTCTACGTCCACGTCTCGGATATTGTAGGCTTTGAACGTTGCCCATTTGTCGGGCGCATCGCTCGGCTTGTGCCGGATCATCTTTGTTATGCCCTGTTTGGTTTGCTTGTTCGGAACACTAAAGTATCTTATCAGGGCTTTACCCTCTGTCATTTTTCTGTCTTCCAGTTTAAGCACCTCACCACATTGAGCCAACGAAAGCGGCAAACCCATTCGGGCGGCTCTTACCATCGTACACCGCCATTGTCTCGGGTCTAATCGCCCTTTGATGCCTAAATACACGCCGATACAAATACGCTCAAAAGCGGCATTGAAAGCGGTCTTTATTACCTCGGGGTCGGTTAATGCTGCTTTGATGTCCGGCGGTAAAGTTTCGCCGCTTGCAAAGTCCACACATTTTGCCGGACCACCGTCCACGCTATACCCAAAAAGCAATATGGTAAAGTCTTCGGCTTCCACGTACTTGTAGACGCCACACTCGGTTAGGTCGTTGCTACTATATGTTTCGATGTCTATGCCTAATTCTTTCATACGCTTTGTTGTTTGATAACCCCGGCGGCTTCCTCTTTCCACCGCCGGGGGCTACTACATTAACATTTTATACCTCAGTTCGGGATAATAATCTCAGCCTAAAGGCTTTATAATGTTTTTATATAAGGGACACAGTGGCTT